TAGACCAATTAGCGAAATAAAAAAAGCCCCAACTTTGCAGAAGGGGCTAATTAGTTTGATTACGTTAGTAGTACTAGTTGGCTCTGAATTTCATTTTACTCAGGTCTACAGAACCAGCCTCACCTCGGCGTTCTCGAAGCTCACACTGATACGTAATTACCCGTGGGTTCTTTTCACAGTATTCACGTATCAGCTTCTCTAGTGCTTCTTCTTCAGCAGCGGCTTCTCGGAAGCCCCCATCAATTTCTAGATCGATTATAGCTATTCCTCTAGCTTTCATTATACCATTCCTTTAACTTTAACGTCTGTACTGGTGGCCTAGACGGTGTTTTTGTTAACCCAGTTGTCCTCTGGATAGTGATTGGCAGCTATAAGGAATGAATCGGAGGACCGCTAGGGGGATTCTGTAATGACACCACATAAGTCATCATTTTTATAGGACGCTCTGCCGCCTTAGTACGTGATCTTCTGCGATTTACTCTAGACCTATTACCCCCACAAGTAATAAAGGCCCACGTAAATACGCTACTTACCGTAGTAAATTGTTTATCTGTTCTGTAGTGAGCCATTTAAGGTCTTTCTCAGTTAGTCGCAGCTTTAGGGTCTTATCTTTACTTCTGATTGTATTGAGTGCCTTAGTGTTCGCGTCTTTGTCAAGAACTAAATACCTATTAGTGTAACAACTAATTGACTGCTTTATTGTGGAAGTCAAGTTTGTACCTAGCATTGCCACACCTACGTAGCCGTCTAGTCTACTCACACTACAGGCTGATGGTATGTCTTCTACGAGTACGGCATCAGTTCCCTCACCTACGTGTACACCGCCTTCGATGACACCATAAGTCATCCACTTAGGTCCATAGGGTTTCAGGCATCTACCCACTGCACCTCTATCTGCGTAGAACATTACTCGGTCTTCGGCTGGTGCGTAGCGTACATCTATCCATCCGTTCTGGTAAGCCTCTAGACTATTCACAGACTTCAGGAAGTCGATTGCTGGTTTATGGTTATCTACTGAAGTAGTTATCTCTGGTAATGGTTTAACCTTAGCAGTCGTCTTAGATACTTTTGCTAGATAGTCTTTGGAAGACTGAAGAGATCGTCTACCTTGGTATATGCCTCTTCCATTACAGCTTGCTCTATAACAGAACCACTTTAGTTGACCATCTATTTTAGAGACTGCTAGCTTCTTATAACCACCACAGAAAGGGCATTGGATTACTATAGTATCCCCCTCTCTGATATTAATAGTCTTTACTATTTCTAACTGCTCTAAGTAGGTCATCTCTAGTCCGTTGGTTATACTGCCCCTTCGCAGGGACAGCGTCAGCTTATCGTCAAAAACAATTTAGTCAACAACTAATTAAGTGCTATATTAAAACACTTAAAGTTAACAGGTATTAATGTAAGTATATCATAAGCCATTGATTTTAAACATCATCTGTTAATCAATTGGTCGTAGGTTCGATCCCTACCGCCGGAGCCAACTATTTGATATTATTAGATAAATAACTGTTTGGCTAGTGTAAGTGGCATGGCAGATAGCTTTGTGGCAGTCTGCCATTTTTGCCACTCACGTTATTATTATTTGACCGACTCAATCTCCAGTCTGGATTCTGTTAGTCTGGGATTGTTGATTTCTTTATCAGCCACTGACTTAGTTGTGTTCTTGTAGGCGAACACTGCGCCAGTCTTCTTGCATATATATTTGATCTTAACCATCGGACATCTCTCGAATGTGATCTTCTATGAAGTCATAGACTATTTGCATATCCAGCTTGGCGGCTGCGCAGTAGAGTACCAGCTTCAAGCCTTCCTCTGTCAGTAAGTTTCTGCACTTGTCGTCCATGTGAAACTGATACGTAGCGGAACCGTCTTCGTGTTCTTCTACAGTCTCTACTCCGATTATTCCTGCGTCAGTATTCATTCTTCATACATCCTCAGTGCTTCCCACGAGACAGGGTACAGCCTCATCATCTCGTCATTGATCTGATCGGCTACTAGACGGCTTTCATATTGTGTGACGGGCTTACAGCGTAGGCTACACATATCAGCAAAGGCATCCAAGCTACCTGACCAGTACCACTCAGTCATCATGCTCTGTGGCAGTACCATACGTGCTTGCTCTGGGGCTACACCTTGTTCAAGCATTGCTTCATAAACATCAATGCAAATGTCCTCTGCACGGTAGCTGCAGTGGTCAGGGAGATATACATGATAAGGGTCAAACTCCACGACACCATCACTGCCCTGCTTCTTATCCTGACTACGCCCACGCCATACATCAGGTGAGTAGAACTCAGGCTCTTCATCAACGTAGCGGCGGCTAATCTCATTCCAACGTAGAAACTTATGCTTAACTAGCTGACGTGCTACAAACACAGGTGCCTTAACATGGAACGATGCAAAGGCATGACCAAAGGGGCTAGTATGCTTGTGCTTGGCGAGATACTTGATCAGCTTGGTGTCTTTGTCTGACAGAACCATCTCAAGGTATTCACCTTGTTCGTCCTGTTTTACTGCGCCTTCCACAAGTTCACTCTTCTTACCGAAGCTAACACGAGCGGCATTAACGACAGACAGGTCTGATCCCATGTGGTCAATGTATGTTGCTTCAATTACTGTTCTATGAAATCCCATTAAATTAAGCCTCGTTTCTGATTAGCCATTGTACTCTCTGTCTCACCCTCTAGGGCGTAGATCACTAACATCTGTGGGTTCTTGTGGCCTGTCAGGGCCATCAACTGTCGGTCAGTACACCCTGCCCTACTCGCGTGAGTAGCTCCTGTGCGTCGAAGGTCAGCCATCCACAGTTTGGTATATCGCTGGCTACCGTCATCATTTAACTGACCTACTAGTGGAACCTCTGGCAGTCCGTAGCTATCGGCAGCGGCTCTAAAGAACTTATTGCATCGATCCTGACTGTAGGGTCTCCCAGTATTCTCATATGCGAATATGTAATCATCAGAGTTACGGTGCTGGTGTAGGTGCAGACGCTGCTTAACAGAGTTAGTTACCTTGATAGACATCTGCTTGCCTGTCTTCTTCTGAGTGAAGTGAGACACGCCTGTCTTGCCGTCGATATTACCCCACCGCATGGTCCTTACGTCAACAGGACGCTGGCAGAACTCGTAGCACATGACCAGCATTGTACCCATACTGTGGTAGCCCATGTCGTCACAGTGCTTCACCATACCCCATATATGTTCTTCGGGCCACAGAACCTGTCTGTCTGGCAGCTTGGGCAGCTTAACCAAGGCAAAGGGGTTAGACTTTACCTTCCCTGAGCGTAGACCCTCGTTCCAGACTAGCTTGAGAACCTTGAAAGTGTGGTTGGCTTTGTGTGTACTTACGTCAGACTGTATGTGTAGCCACAGTTTTTGTGCGTACTCGTAGTCAACGTCTGACACATTCATTTTAGCAAATGCTGTGTTAGATACGCAGACAGGCAACACGTGCCGTAGGTGTCCCTCATACGATCTCTTGGTAGCAGCAGCCTTGATGTTACCGTAGGCCATAGACGACTTGTAGTGATTGACCAGAGCCTCGACAGAGCGGTTGTCTACGTAGATGTCTTCGTGGTTACCAGCCTTCCAAGCCTCAAACTTACGCTTCCACTCGTAGCCTCTGGCGTTGGCCTCTTGCGGGGTGGTGTAGGTCTCCCGACTGATATCGGGAAACGCCTTCTTTAATTCAGGAGTAGGCCGTAGGTCAAAGACCCTAGTATTGCCTCTCATGCGTGGTCTCACGTAGGGAGCCTTCATGCCGCCTTCTCCACGTGTACACGCACAAAGTGGTTGCGTGGGGTTAGCGTCACGACATTGTCCTTACCGCGTACCTCTACGTAGGTAAGCCCAGCCTCATGCTTAAAGGTGATGGTGTCGCCCACTGACACGTGCTTCTTGATGTCCTTGATGGACATGAGCTTGTCGCCGCGAGGTCTACGGTACAGACGTATCTCCGTGGCAGTGTCGTCCTCGAACACGGCTGGGACAGTAGTCTTTTCGCCGTTCTCTAGGTCGCAAAAGGTCGTAGTTAGATACTTTTTGGCGAAGTCTACCACCGACTTATTAGCGTCAATAATGGACTTGTTCAGCATACGCTGAGTGATAACGATCTTGGCTTCCATTACTTACGCACCTCCCCCAAGTTGGCTACGATAGCCTTGTAGATACTGATCTCCGTGCGGTTAAGTCCGACGAAGCAAGTCGGGTGCTTACGTGCATAGTCCAAGACCTTGTGAGCATTCGGTAAGGTCATGTCTTCGAGGTAGTTATTTATTAGCTTCAACATAGATTGGTCCTTTCTAATTGTTGATGTACAGCATTTTATAGTGGAGTTAACAGGTCGGTCAACTAAAAAGTTAACAGGCATAAAAAAAGACCGCCGAAGCGATCTAATTTCCCTGCGCGAACAAGTGTATGCTTACTTACGTAATTGGACCGTAGTTATGATCTCCCAGCCGTATGCCTCTGGCTCACTGTCTGTAGCCATGTGTATTGCCGTATCCGATTCTGGTAGGTAAACAACACTATAGTCTTTGCCCTCTTTCTGCGCAGCTTTGGTAGCATTATAGAGCGCATCTTTAATGTCAGTTATTAGATTAGTCATATTTTATTGGCTCCTTTGCTGTTTTGATTTGAAAAAAATTTCCCTGCGCGAACAAGTGAATACTTGTCTATAGCAGTCTAAATGTGAGATCAACATAAAATTTACCTGTCTCCTGCCGCTCGTCGCAGTTTTTTGCTCGTCGCAGATAATGCAGATTTCCTGAGTGTTTTACTCTGGAATTTGTTACATCATTTAATTGTGGACTTATTTACGTCACTAAGGTAGAATTCGAACAGTCGCCACCAGTGCGGCTCGATAACAACCAACGAACAGGAGTTCACATGACATTAATAGCAAACTACCCGTCAAAAAAAGTGATGAAAGAAAACATCGGTCAGCGTCTGAAGTATATTGAGACCTCATTATTCGGACCTGAATATCAGGCCAATGGGACACTGACCGTCTGCAACCGTCCACATATCACAGGCCAAGGCCGTGAGTGGTTTGGACAAGTCACTATGAAGGACGGCAAAATCACGGCGGTAAAGTGATCCGCTACGGTCTCCTTCTATATGGGGGGCTTTCACTCTGGCTCGACATACTGAGCTTTCTATTCAACTAGGTATAAGGACCAATCAAATGCCTTTAGATTTTACAACAATTAACCGCAACATCGACATCCCAACATCACTCAACTTTGACCCAGTCTATGAGCCATCGCGCATGGCTGGTCATAAGTTCGTGATTAATCCCATCACTGGTGAGGCAATGGGCCACGTTGGCGAGGGCTTCAAGTGCGCGTCACACGCTGACTTCTTCAATGGGGTCTGGGACCAAGTGACCGAGAACCTGCAAGGTGATGACATCGCTGGCGCAGAGGTTCGCTTTAAGTCAGGCCGCATGGGTGGGTTCGCTCTCATGGATGTTCAGTTTCCATCGATCAGCACTGAGATCGAGACCGATACAGGACACAAGACATCAATACGCCAGCGGATCATCGCGCTGCACGGTGTCGATGGTAAGGCTGGATCGAATACTACGCTATTCGGCAACATCGATATGTTCTGCACCAATGGCTGCATCAGTGGTGAATATTCGACAGTTCGCCGCAAGAACAGCAGCCAGTTCTCGCTCGAAGCATTTATTAATGAACTGCGCAGAGCGAAGAATGATTTCTATGCCGAGAGCGATAGGCTCAAAGTGTTTGCCCAGACATCGATGCAGGAGACATCGGTCAAGGCACTGCTCGAAGACATCATTCCCTCGAAACAGAAGCAGGAGAAAATGTTTGAGCTTTATATGCAGGAAGCGGAAGTGAGAGGGCATAATAAGTTCAGTCTGATGTCAGCGTTCACTAATTACGCAAGTCATACGCTGGGCAATGGGTTCGAGCTTCGCCAGACCGCCAACCGCTCTGAGACCGAGGCCATCACGATGATGAACCGAGAGGTCGAGGTTAACCAGTGGATGAGCAGCCCACGTTTTTTAGAGGCCGCATAATGTCAGATATTACCGCTAAAAAAATATTGGCTGTGAAAAAGGCCGCAGTCGATACTGTCAGAAAATTTGACGCAAAGCACGATCCAGAAGATGGCAGCCCAGTGGCACTTTTGGCATTGGCTGAGGCACTG